AATCATCTTCTTCTGTATCGGAATCAGATTCAGCTTCTTCTTTGAACAATTCCTTCTCTTTTAAATACTGGTCATACGGTTTATGTAATACCCTAGAATATCCTGAGAGGGTTGCTAATCTAAATTCATCGGCATTTGTCACTTCTTGCCAAAAGACATTTTCATCTTCACTATTCTTATATTCTCTCTCTTTAGAATTAATTTCTTCGACTGTATTGATAATGTCTTCTTTTAAATCGTTAATCTTTTCTTCTGTTAGAGGTACTTGTACATAACAATCATGGATTTCAAATTTTTCTCTAACCTCATCTGGTAAGCAATCAATATTGTTGTTTAACACCATCTCATCAACATATTTATCAATATCATCTTCATATCCGAAATTTTTCAGCCACATCTTTGCCGTATTAATAAGGCTTCCCCCTATAGAATTTCTTTCTATATATCTATCTTTTTTCTTACCATTTTTCTGTTCAATAGTAACTGTGACATATTTTAAGAAATTCCATTCGCATACAATATCTTCCAATGGAATATTTAATGCTTGTCTAATACCTTCAGCATAAATAACCAACTGACCACATTCAGCGTCAATTTTTGCGCCTTGATAACGTGTAGATGTCTTCCAATCTACAATATGTACACGTTTTTTCTCATTGCCATTTTCGTCTTTATATGACTCGACATAAAGCATATCAATATATCCTTGCATATAAATATCATCAGAAATTTTAATCGTAATAAAATGCTCAACTTTATGTGGAAAAGTAATCAGATTATGATTTTTAAAGAAATGTCTAATGCAATTTTCATATCTATTTGCTATTGCATCATTTTTATCAGAATCACTGCGATTGTATTT